CAACGAGGTAAGACTAGAGGGCGGATGGTATGAGAACTAGCCGTGGTATGGGGATTATTAACCCTAAGAAACTGCCTAATGCAAAATCAATGCCCCGTAAAACTGTTAAACGAGATGGGGATGAACCGGTTGCGTTATATAAAGAAGGTGGCAAGGTTTCAAAGGTTAACCAAGCTGGTAACTATACGAAGCCTGGTATGCGTAAAGCTTTATTTGATAGTATTAAAGCATCAGCTGTGCAAGGTACTGCGGCGGGTCAGTGGTCAGCTAGGAAAGCGCAGCTTCTAGCTAAACGTTATAAAGAAAAAGGTGGAGGGTATAAATAATGGCACTTAAAGAACCAGATCCAAAGACTCAGAGGGGTTTAGTTAGCTTGCCCGAAGACGTTCGTAACAAAATGGGTTACGCTAAAAAGGGTGGCTCCGCTAAATTTATTCAAGCTGCTATTAAGAAACCCGGTGCTTTACGTAAGTCTTTAGGCGTTAAAAAAGGCGAGAAGATCCCTGTTAAAAAGCTTGCCGCAGCCGCTAAAAAGCCTGGCAAGATGGGTCAACGTGCAAGATTAGCGCAGACTTTGTCTAAGTTAAAAAAATGAAATGGTCCGACAAACGCAAAAAATCAGTCAACTGCGAGAGCCCAAAAGGGTTTTCGGAGAGGGCTCATTGCGCTGGACGTAAGAAAAAATTAGCTGGGGGCGGTCTTGCAAAAAGTCAGCGTTCTCTTAAAGCTTGGACCGCTCAAAAGTGGACAACTAAGTCTGGGAAGCGTTCAAGCGACACGGGAGAAAGATATTTACCAGAGCGAGCAATCAAAGCGCTGTCTCCTGCTGAATATGCAGCTACAACAAGAGCTAAGAGAGCAGGAAAAGCTGCTGGAAAACAATTTGTCTCCCAGCCCAAAACGATTAAAAAGAAAGTTAAGCCCTACAGGAAAGTGATATGAGCACAAGCGGCGAATCAAATTTTGACCTGCAGATACGTGAGATCGTGGAAGAAGCGTTTGAACGCTGTGGTTCCGAGCTTCGTACTGGCTATGACTTGCGTACCGCCCGTCGTAGTCTTAATCTTTTAGCTATTGAGTGGGCTAACCGTGGTATCAATCTTTGGACTATTGAAGAAGGTCAGATTGAGCTAACCTACAACAACCCAATTTATCCATTGCCAGTCGATACTATTGATCTGCTGGATCAAGTAATTCGTAGAAATGACAATACAACTAATCAAATTGATATTAATATCAGCCGTATTAGCGTTTCTACCTACGCAGCAATACCTAATAAAACAACTACAGGCTTGCCAATTCAAGTCTGGATTAATAGACAGTCAGGTCAAACTAACCTGACCACTGCCACACTAGGTACCACAATTAACTCTTCTGCCACCACAATTACCTTAAGTTCTGCTGATGGGTTTGGTACGGCTGGCTTTATTCAGATTGGTACGGAGATCATTGGCTACACTAATATTAGTGGTAACGACCTACAGAACTGCGTTCGTGGGCAGTCAAATACAACGGCAACTGCACACACTGCAGGAGCAGCTGTGTCGGTAGTTAACCTACCTGCTATCTATGTTTGGCCTACCCCAGACAGTTCTACCCCATATACTTTTGTGTACTGGAGACTACGTAGGGTGCAGAATACGGGAGACGGCGGCACATACACCCCCGACATCCCATTTCGTTTTCTTCCATGTATGGTTGCAGGATTGGCATACCACCTGTCCTTAAAGATTCCTGATGCTATGAACCGCACAGAAATGCTTAAATTAGCCTATGAAGAGCAGTGGACTATTGCCGCAGGTGAAGACCGTGAGAAGGCTTCCCAGCGCTTTGTTCCTCGTGAAATGTATATAGGTAGCGGGGGGTACTAGTGACCACCAAGTTTACATCGGGTCGTATAGCAATATCGCAGTGCGATAGGTGTGGATTTCGCTTTAAATTAAAAGAGCTAAAAACCCTAATTATTAAGACTAAAAACGTTAATATTAAGGTATGTAAAGAATGTTGGGAGCCCGATCAACCCCAGTTATCGCTTGGCTTATATCCAGTTAATGACCCACAGGCTGTACGGGATCCTAGACCAGATATAGGATATTTTGAAGCAGGTACCTCAGGGTTGCAAATTTCCAATATTCCAAGTACTGATGTAAATTCACTTGGTTTTCCAACTGTGGGTAGTCGAGTGATTCAGTGGGGTTGGAATCCTGTAGGGGGTCCAAGAGGTATTGATAACCCGTTAACACCAAGCACATTGACTATGGCAGGTGCGGTGGGTACGGTAAGCGTAACAACAACTTAGGAGCTAAAAATGGCAACAACTAAAGAAGCACTGAAAAAACATATGGCTAAGGGCGCAGGTGCCCATCCAGACGCAGACGTAAAAAAGATGCGTAAAGGTGGTAAAACCAACGAAGATATGAAAAAATACGGACGTGGTATGGCAAAGGTTATGAACCAGCGGGCTTCATCCTTTACTTACAAAAAATCTGCCGGAAGGGGCCGTTAATATGAATAACGATACATTTTCGTATTTCCCAGCTGAAACAGCTGATCCTATTGGGAAGTACACGCAACCCAAGGCTTACACAGTTCCTCTAAACAAAGAAGACTCTGGGTATCCTAACAATGTACCTAACACCCAAACCCAAATGACTCGTGGCGGTAAAGCACAGACTAAGGGTCGTGGTCACAGTACAAAGATGGGGTAAACCCTAATGAATTACTCTACTCTATTTGAGACGATTAAGGGGTATGTCGAGAACGACTTCCCCTCTACTACTTGGACTGATGCTGCCGAGACGGGCACTGTTACCTTTACAAGTACAGAACAGATTAATACGTTTATTCGTCAAGCAGAGCAGAGGATTTATAACTCGGTTCAGTTGCCTGTATTTCGTAAGAATGTGACGGGTAATTGCACTACGGGTAATAAGTATCTAAATGTGCCGTTGGATTGGAAAGCAACGTTTTCGTTGTCGGTCATTGATCCTGTGACGAATGCACAGACGTATTTACTTAATAAGGACGTAGAGTTTATTCGTTCATGCTATCCAGACCCAGATACTACTGGCACACCAGAGTACTACGCTATTTTTAATGACGTAACGTTTATTTTAGGACCTACGCCAGACGCTGATTACAACAGCGAATTGCACTATTTCTACTACCCACAATCTATTGTGGATTCTGCAAATGGTCAATCTTGGCTTGGAAATAACTTTGACCAAGTGTTGTTATATGGTTCGCTGTTAGAGGCTTATGTATTTATGAAGGGGGAGGCGGATGTCATTGCTAGTTACCAGAAGCGTTATGACGAGGGTATGACCTTGTTGTTGCAACTTGGTGAAGGCAAGAACCGCCAAGATATGTATAGGACTTTACAGGCAAGGTACCCAGTACGATGAATTTCGATACAGTAGAAGGCTTTATGAATGGCAACGTTATTGTGAAAACTTCACAGGGTAGAGGCTTTACCCCAGAAGAGATTGCAGAACGTGCTATCGACAAGATTATTTATGTTGGCTCTAAGTCACACCCTGCCATTCGTGATCAGGCAGAAGCATTTAGAGAGAACATACAAAGTGTTTTAGTGTTTTACCTAAAAGAAGCGGTGCGCTCAGACCGCACGACCATTGCTAACCGATTACGGGAAGCTGGTCATCCTGAGCTAACTTTTTTATTGAACGAATAGGAGTTTCAAATGGCTATTACTCAAGCGATGTGCACATCATTTAAAGCCCAGCTTTTGCTTGGTGTTCACGATTTTCGTCCATCAGCTCAAGCTGGTGCCGATACTTTTAAACTAGCGTTGTACACATCATCTGCTTCTTTGGACGCAAATACCACTACTAATTCTGCTTCTAACGAGGCTACTGGTGTTACTGCCGGTGGTTTGGCTTTAACCAATACAGGTGTTGGTACTACTAATACTAACTCTACTGCTGGTACAGGCTTTACTGACTTTAGTGATTTAACGTTCTCCAACGTTACCACTACTGCTCGTGGCGCTTTAATTTATAACACCACACCTTCGGCTAATGACAACGCTAACTCTGCATTAACTAACGCAGCTGTATGCGTGTTGGACTTTGGCGGTGATAAGACATCTACTGCAGGTGACTTCACTATCATTTTCCCAACGTTTGATGCAAGTAACGCAATCATCCGTATCGCTTAATAGCATATGGCGACAGCCAATTGGGGCGAAGGTGCTTGGGGGCTAGGCGCCTGGGGCGAAGGTTCAATCTCTGTTTCGGTTAACGTAACAGGGGTTTCTTCGTCCTCTTCAATTGGTACTGTAGACGTAGTAGGATTAGCTAATGTAAGCCCTACTGGTGTAACTGCCTCTGGGGCTATTGGCGTTGAAACTGTAGCCGCTAAGGCTAACGTGCCTGTTACAGGCGTATCTGCGTCTGGTGTAATAACAAGTGTTACAACCGGCATCGGGGTTAGTGTTACTGGGATTTCGGCTTCTGGAAATGTAGGAACCGTAGTTCCTCAGTCTAATAACAACATATCCGTAACCGGTCTGCAAGCTACAGGTGCATTAGGCGAAGAAGAAATAGACGCTAAAGCTAACGTAAATGTAACGGGCGTAGATTCCTCAGGGTCTATTGGTACTGTATCTATAACGTCAGAAGCCTCAGCATTGCCCACGGGCGTATCTGGTGGGACCATACTTGGTAGCGTAGTAGCCTGCGTCGATGAAGAGGGTTGGGGTGCGTATGGCTGGGGTGAAGGCACTTGGGGCGGTGGACTTACTGAAGTCTGCGTAATAGGCATAGCCGCTACCGTCAATATTGGGCAGATTAGAACGTCCCAATCAGTAACTCTTGTAGGGTTGCAGGCAGATGGATTTATAGGTACTGTACAAGTATCAGGTCAGGCAGTGCCTAATGTTACGGGCTTTGGGCTTGTTACTGAACTAAGTGGGGTAGCCGTAGATGCTGGTGCTAACCACGGCGTTACAGGAGAGCAGGCAGTTTGTTCTGAAGGTGTAATAACAGTAACTGCTAAGGCAAACGTCGTTTTAGTTGGTTTTGATGTTACGGCTTCTTTAGGAACTGTCACAACTAGAACAGTTAATAACTTTAACGTAACCGGTGTAGAAGCCTCTGCGTTATTGGGTGAAGAAGAAGTAGACGCTAAAGCTAATGTCTTCCCAATCGGTGTGTCTGGAACGGGACAAATTGGCACCGCCCAAGTAGTAGGAAAAGCCGTAGTTAATGTGACCGGCGTGGCTGGTACGATGGGGCTTGGTGAGGTTGAGGTGGAGGCAGGTGCAAACGCAGTTGTTACAGGTGTTGCAGGAACAATTTCTTTGGGTAGTGTTGCCGTAAACAGCGACGCTAACGTATACTTAACGGGTGTGAGTGCAGTAGGTCGGGTTTCTAGACCCCTAGTCTGGGGCTTGATTGATACTTCGCAAACACCAAATTGGACGCCGATAGCGGCTTAGGAGCAATAAATGGCAAGTACATATAGTAATCTTAAAATTCAGCTCATGGCGACCGGGGAAAACTCGGGAACTTGGGGCAACGTAACTAATACTAACTTAGGAACAGCGCTTGAACAGGCTATTACCGGTTCGGTTGACATTACTGTTAGTAGTGATACTACGCTAACCTTAACTGATACTAATGGAGCGCAAAATGCCCGTGCATTACGCCTTAACATAGGGGGTAGCGGTGGCTTTAATTTGACTGTCCCTAGTATCCAAAAACTGTATCTTGTTAACAACGCAACACTAGCCGCCGTAGTTGTTAAAAACGCATCGGGTTCAACTGTTACTGTACCTACTGCTAAAACAATGTGGGTATATAGTACGGGTACTGGGGTTGTAGACGCAGTCACTCATTTAAGTTCGTTGACCCTTGGATCTGCATTGCCTATTGCCTCAGGTGGTACAGGTTCAACTTCAACTACTTATGCAAACTTGCAAACTAACGTAACTGGAACTTTACCTGTGGCTAATGGTGGTACTGGGGCTGCTACTCTTACGGCTAATAATGTAATTTTAGGCAATACTACTTCAGCAGTTCAATTTGTAGCTCCTGGTTCTACTGGTAACGTATTAACTTCAAATGGTTCAACTTGGACTTCTGCCGCTGCTTCTGGATTTCCTTCTGGCACAGTGATGTTGTTTGCGCAGACTAATGCGCCGACAGGATTTACTAAAAATACAACTACTGGCGATAACTCAGCTTTGCGTGTTGTAACAGGCTCAGCAAGCACAGGTGGATCGGTAGCGTTTACAACTGCTTTTGCTTCACAGACCCCAACAGGTTCGGTAAGTATTACAGCAGTTAGTGGTAGTGCTGGGGCTACAACGCTTTCAACACCTGAAATCCCTAGCCATAATCACAATGCAACGTTTTCGACCGCTGGAGGTGGTGGACCACTAGGCTTTCTTGCGTTTGAGGCAAACGCTGGTAATCCTGGATCCCCAGGTAGTATAACAACTACTAGTACAGGTGGTGGCGGCTCCCATAGTCACCCATTTAGTTTCTCAAGTGGTTCGGGTACATTTAGTGGTAACGCAATTAACCTTGCTGTTCAATACATTGACGTCATTCGTGCAACTAAGGATTAATTATGACTGTATTAAAAAACGGTACATTTTGCCCGCTTATTAAGAAAGACTGTGTAGGTCTTACCTGTGCATGGTATACCCGTGTGCAAGGCTATGATATGAATAGCGGTAATCAAGTAGACAACTACGAGTGTGCAATATCGTGGCTGCCAATGTTGCTTATTGAAAACTCTGGGCAGCAAAGACAGACTGGTGCCGCCGTTGAATCATTTAGAAACGAAATGATTAAAGCTAACGAAGTAAATACCCAACTAATTTTAGCGGCTTCTGAACCGCAACAACCCAAATTAATTAGGAGTAAAAAATGAAATTAACAATTGTCCCTGTTGACGGATCGGTCGGCGAAAATGGCGTTTTTTATGATAGCCTTGATTTAAGTTCATGTAATATTCCTTCAGATGTACATGCGCTTCAATGGCAAGATACTGCTGGTTGGATTGAATACAATTCTTCTTTAGTAGAAAATCAACCTATTACTGAGCTACCAGCATGGGCAAATTGCTGTATGACTAAATGGACTGAAGCTAATACCCCAGTGCCACCAGCACCCCCCACTGCAGAACAAAACAAAACAATTGCTACTAGTAAATTATCAGCTACTGATTGGACCACTATTCCAGATGTTGCTGACCCAACAAAAAGTAATCCATATTTAAACAATGTTCAAGATTTTATTGTGTACCGTAATGCGGTGCGTCAGTATGCTGTTTATCCTGTAGCTGGTGATATTAATTGGCCTGCAGTCCCCCAAGAAGTTTGGGTAAAAGTATAGTGAACGCTCAGCTTGAGCAAAACAATTTTTTGTTTGTTCCTAACTTTATTAGCCAGGAACATGCTCAAGTATTGAATCAAGAATTTTTTATGTTAGAACGTAATAATGGGTGTGTAAAAGATTTACAAGCGCCTAGTTCTCCCGCTGCGTATAACTTTAAACCGTTTCTTGAATTGCTTTGTCAAAAAACAAACGAAGTAACAAATTTAATCGAAGAGCAAGTGCTGCCAACATATACTTACGCTCGCATATATAAAAACGGAGAAGTATTAAATAGACATCGAGACAGACCAGCTTGCGAAATAAGTTTAACCGTGCATATTGGTGGAGATTTACCTTGGAACATAAGTATTCAAAAACCAAATAATGAAGAAGTAGATTTAAATTTAAACATTGGCGATGCTATGCTTTATTTAGGATGCACGGCAGACCATTGGAGAAGCACACCGTTTACTGGGCAAAACTATAGCCAAGTATTTTTACACTATGTTCGCAGTAATGGTCCTAATGCTTGGACTTATTTTGATAAAAAACAATGAAAGAACTAAAAGATTATATTTTTGTTGTGCCTAATGCAGTTCCTTTGGAACTATGTGATGCTATTCTTACTGAATATAAAAACTGTAATGACTGGATTGCAGCTATTACCGCTGCTGGTAAAACCGATGCAGAAAGACAATGCTTAACAATTGGTATTTCTTTTAGCAGCATTATAGAAAAAAATAAAGAAGTAAGACAAAAAATAGATCAAGAACTATTTACTTGCGCTGCAAAAGCTATACAAGAATATAACAAACAGTTTACGCATTGCAGAATTCAAGAAGACTCTGGATACGATCTGTTAAAGTATGAAGTAGGACAATTTTATGCGCAGCACACAGACTCGTTTAAAAACAAACCCCGTGCCGTATCTTGTTCATTTGTATTAAATGACGATTACGAAGGTGGAGAATTTGCATTTTTTGATCGTGAGTTAGTGTATAAATTAAAAAAAGGAGACGCTTTAATGTTTCCCTCCAATTTTATGTACCCCCATGAAGTAATGCCCGTAACAAACGGTACACGATATTCTATTGTGACTTGGTTTGTATGACAGAAAATAAAACTACTTCTTTAGATGTTGCAAGATTAATAGCAGATAAAAATATAGTAGCTTTATTTCAAGGAAGGTCTGAAGCAGGTTATAGAGCTTTAGGGAACAGATCCATATTGTATGATCCAAGAGACCCTAAAGGTAAAGATACTGTTAACTTAGTAAAACAAAGAGAGTCTTTTAGACCTTTTGCTGCAAGTGTAATGCTAGAGCATGCGCATGATTGGTTTGATATGCAAGGGTTAGAAGATTCACCATTTATGATGTTTGCTGTAAATGTATTTCAAAATAAACAAAAGTTAATTCCTTGTGTTACTCATGTTGATGGTACTTGTAGAATTCAAACTGTTTCACAAAAGCAAAATTTAAATTTTTACAATTTAATAAATGAATTCTATAATTTAACAGGCGTACCTATGTTATTTAATACTTCTTTTAATCTTGCTGGTGAGGTCATAGTTGAAACAGAAGATGAAGCCGTAGATGTTTTAAAAAGATCTAAAATAGAATATTTATACATGCCCGAAAAACAAAAAATAATTGTAAGTAAAAATTAATATGAATATATTGGGCATTAATATAAGCCATGATACTTCTGTATGTTTACTTAAAGACGGTAATATTGTTTTTTACGCAGAAGAAGAAAGATTTAAAAAAATTAAACATTTTGAGGCAGACGATAAATGTACACTAGAAGCAATTTTAAAATTAAATAAATACGTAAACCATATAGATTACGTAATATTTACTACGTTTAAAAGATTTAATGAATCTACAGATATTAAAATTTCTCAAAAAATTATAAACGACATACTAAGTTTAAATATAACACTAGATAAAGTTCAATTATGTTTAGAAGACCATCATTTACACCATGCATGTAATGGGTTTTACAATTCAGGATTTGAAGATTCTGGTGTTTTAGTTATTGACGGGTCTGGTAGTTATATACATAAACCATATAGAGAAATTGAATCTAGTTATACTTTTTCTTCTAATAAAATAAATACAAACTATAAACATTATTCTTCATTGAATATTAATTATTGTGAGCCTAGAAAAATAGAAATTAAAATAGACGAGTCAACAGAGCATCTACAAATAGTTTCAAATCTTTTTGGCTCGGGGCATATTTTTTATCAGTATTCTAAGTTATTTAATTTTGTGTATAAGAAAACTTCATTTGGAGAGCCAGGTAAGTTAATGGGTTTATCTTCTTATGGAAATCTAAATGAAGAAGCTACTTGGGTTGAAGAATATAAAAATTATCCAATATTTAATTTAGCTTGCATACCTAACCCAAAAGAAAATAAATTTAATTTTCAAGAAATGGCAGATGTTGCAAAAAAAGTACAAGAAGAAACTAAAAAACATACAATTAAATTAATACAAAAAACAATAGATATGTCTAAAAGCAACAACGTTGTATTGTCTGGCGGATATTTTTTAAACTGTGTAAATAATTATGAATATGTAAAAGCGTTTCCAGATATAAATTTTTATATTGACCCTATTTGTTACGATGGTGGTACAGCAATTGGGGCTTGTTTTTATGTTTGGCATCATATTCTAGGGAACCCAAACAAAATGCAAAAACTAGACAGTTTATATTTAGGATTTTAATAATGATTTTAATTGCAGATAATGTAATACCTTCTACTATAGCTAATTACATTCAAAATTTTGCGATTAATCAAATGAATAATTCTTTTGAGGTATGGGGTAAAACAAAAATTATAGACACTAAATTTTTTTTGGAAGACACAGTAATAAATGAGACGCTTCAAGAGATTACTAAAACAGCTGTTAAATATTACGGTAACGTAGTTATTGATTGGGCGCAAATTGTAGAGTGGCCCGTCGGTGCAAGTCAAGCATTTCATTTAGATAATGCGTCTGATAAAACTATTTTAAGTTCAATTACTTATTTAAATAGTGATTTTAGGGGTGGAGAAACAATGTTTGCAGACGGTACAAAAGTAGCCCCAGTAATTGGAAGGACTGTATTTTTTGACGGCGCCAAACATGAGCATGGAGTGTATACTGTTAATG